GTTTTGAACGCGACGATTTTAATTTTGGGGATCAATCCCGACATCAGATTATGAGAAAGCAAATAAGCGACAAGATTTACAACTCGACCGACTACAAGGCCCTGACCGAATCGGCCCGGACGGTGTTCAAAAATGTGTGCGAGGTCCTGGATGACCGGGGGCTCCTTCATGTTGAGGATGTGCCGATCATTGCCGGCTACGCCAGGAATGTCGTCTTGGCCCGCGTGGCCGCCGAGGACATCGAGCGCCTGGGCACCGTGATCGAGTACACGGATCGCGGCTACAAGATGGTCAAGACCAACCCGGCCGTCGACATCATGAACAAGGCTCAGAACGCTTACGAGGCCACGGCCGTGAAACTCGGGCTGACCCCGACGGGCCGCAAGCGCCTGAAGGGCGAAGGCAAAGCACCAAAGTCCAAGCGCGAAATCTTCGAGGAAAATGTCTGACTTCGTTTCACGCGCCCGGGCGTATAGCCGGCGGGTTCTCTCCGGGGAGATCCCCAGCTGCCAGCTCATCGTGCTGATGTGCCAGCGCTGGGAGCGTGACCTCCAGCGGGACGACATCTACCTGGACGTCCGGGCGGCCAACCGGGCCTGCCGGTTCATGGAGACCCTCAAGCACTTCAAGGGCGTCCTCGCCCGCCAGCCGCTCCGGCTCGAGGACTGGCAGGTCTTCGCCCTGGTGAACATCTTCGGGTGGAAGCTCACCTCCACCAGGCGCCGGCGCTTCCGGTACGCCGACATCCTGGTTCCCAGGAAGAACGGCAAGAGTATGATGGCCTCCGGCATCGCTCTGCTCATGCTGTTCATGGACGACGAGCCTGGCGCCGAGGTGTACGCCGCGGCGGTGGACCGCGAGCAGGCCAAGATCTGCTTCGAGGGATCCAAGGAGCTGCTCAAGGGCAGTATCATCGAGGACGACGCCAAGGTCCTGCGCGGCGAGATCCGCTACCCCGAGCTGGCTGGCGTGTACAAGCCCCTGACCAAGGAGACCAAGAACAAGGACGGCCTCAATCCCCACGCCGCCATCTGCGACGAGCGCCACGCCTGGGCGACAAACGAGATCTACGACCTGATCAAGACCGGCATGGGCGCCAGGACCCAGCCGCTGATCTTCTCCATCTCCACGGCCGGTATGGACACGTCGCTGCCGTACTACGCCGACGTCCAGGTCCTGCGGGACGTGCTGCTCGGGCTGAAGGAGAAGGACAACCACTTCATTATGCTGTACATCCCCGACGAGGGCGACCGGTACGACGATCCCGATACCTGGGCGAAGGTCAACCCCAACCTCGGGGTGTCGGTGAGCAGGGAGTACATGGAGGCGGAGTGCGCCGAGGCCAAGATGAAGGGCGGTTCGACCCTGGCGGCCTTCTGCGTGAAGAACCTCAACATGTGGGTGGACGCCCCGACGGTGTGGATCCCTGATGACGACGTCCAGAAGAACAACGCCCAGTTCGATCAGGACAAGCTGCCCGGGCAGGAGTGCTGGGTCGGTATCGACTACGCCTCCAAGACCGACATTGTGGCCGTGGCCCTTTGGTTCCCGACCACCAAGGTCGTGCGTTTCCTGTTCATCGTGCCCGAGGCGAAGATCGCCCAGCTCGAGGACCGGGTGGATTATCGGCGTTGGGTGGAGGAGGGCTGGATGGAGTCCACGCCCGGCAGTGTGATCGACGAGGACTGGTTCGTGCAGCGGTGTATCCGGGAGTTCGACAAGTACAACGTCAGGGGGGTGGCCTATGATCCCTGGGGGATGTGGAACGTGGTCGGCAAGTTCGGCCGCTATGAGAGCAAGCTGATCGAGTACCAGCAGAGTATCCGGTACATGAGCGTCCCGACCAAGTGGATGGAGTCGGCGGTGCTTCGGGGCGAGCTGAATTTCCTGGACTGCCCGGTGATCCGCTGGATGTTCAAGAACGTGGTGATCTATGTGGACCCCAACGCCAACATCAAGCTCGACAAGGCCCGGTCCAGGAACAAGATCGACGGTGTGGTCGCCCTGGTCGACGCCCTGGGCGGCTGGCTGACCAAGACGTCGGGCAAGACCGGCGAGATCTATAAGGACCACACGCTGAGGACTGTGCGCGTTGGGTAAATATCACGCGCGTATCACGCCAAATGTAATTTCGCTCTAACACTGAAAATCAATTATTTACATATACTTATCGTAACTTTGCCTTCAGATACACGAACTGTATGCCGAAGGCAAATCGCATATCCCTCCGGGACCGCTTCCGCGCATCCCTGCGCGGGTGGTCCGTCGGCTATATCCCCGATTTCTCAGCTTTCCGTGGCGGCGCCAACAACATCGACTACGGCGTGGTGGTCACTGAGGATACCGCCCTCAGGTTCACCGCGGTCTATGCCGCCATCAAGCTCCTGTCGGAAAATATAGCCGCCCTGCCCAAGTCCGTCAAGATCTGGTCCGACGGCGGATACGAAGAGGCGCTCGCACACCCGGCTCGCCGGCTCCTGTGCGTGGCGCCCAATCCGTATATGGACGTCTTCACGTTTTGGTTCGCCCAGCTGTCCCGCCTGTTTGGCAAGGGCAACTTCTATGCGGTGATCCAGCGCGACAAGACCGGCTCGCCGATCGCCCTCCATCCGGTGGATCCGGACTGGGTGGACGTCCGCTTCGCCGATGGCGTGAAGGGTTATGTGGTCAAAAGCCTGGACCCGAATTTCGCGTTCCTGGACGGGACGTACCTGGAATCCGACATGCTGCACGTCATGTTGTTCACCAAGAACGGCCTGACCGGCATCGACCCCATCACCTATAACGCCGGCGCCATCGGGCGCGGCATCGCCACGCAGAAATTCTCTTCGGAGTTCTACAAGCGGGGCGGTCAGATCAAGGGCACCTTGGAGACTGAGCAGGAGTTGGGGGATGACCAGTACGAGAATTTCATGCGCCACTATAACAACGCGGCGCAGAACTTCGAGACCCCGCTGTTAGAGTACGGTATAAAGTACAAGTCCATCGGTATCTCGCCCGTGGCGGCGCAGATCATTCAGAGCGAGACCATGTCGATCGACGACATCGCCAGGATCTTCTGCATCCCGCCGCACCTTCTGGCGGAGCTGACCCACGCCACCTTCTCGAACATCGAGCAGCAGAACATCCACTTTGCGGAGTTCTCCCTGCGCCCGGTCTGCAAGCGGATCGAGGTGCAGCTGGAGACGAAGCTGTTCACTGAGAGGGAGCGTGGTCAGTATTCCGTCAAGTTCGACCTCAAGGGCCTGATGCGTGGCGACGCCAAGACGCGGGCCGAGTATTATAGATCCGGCATCGACGCCGGATGGATGACGCCCAACGAGGCACGGCGCCTCGAGGAGATGAAGCCCCTGCCTGGGCTGGATGCTCCTCGGATGCCGCTGAATTTCGTTCAGATCGACGAGGACGGCAACCCCGTTACCGTCGACGACAGTACCAAAAACGAATAACAACATGGCAGAGAAAGACAACATTCTTCGCAGGCAGATAGACCGGATCGAGCTGCGCGCCGTCGACGAGGTGGAGCGTAGCGTCGTGTTCGTCGCTTCGACTAATGCCGTGGACACCTACGGCACCGTCCTGCCGGTAGACCGGTGGGACTTGTCCCGCTTCGCCAAGAACGGCGTGATCGGCTACCAGCACGATATATACTATTCCGATGATCCCGACAACGTGATCGGGCGCGGCGAGGCTTACGTCGAAGGCGACGCCTTGCTGGTCAAGGTCTACTTCGAGCCGGCCGATCTCAACAAGAAGGCCGACAAGGTCTTCCGTAAGATCATCTTCGGATCCCTGAGCGCCGTGTCCGTTGGTTTTCGCGCCACGGCCCCCGGTCACTGGGGCAAGGAGGTCGACGGTGAGGATCCCAACGTCTACTACTACAACGGTCAGGAGCTGATGGAGGTCTCCGTCGTGAACATCCCCTCGAACCCCGAAGCCGTGAAGCGCAGCGCCGAAGAAGAGCGCGCTGCACACGAGGCGGAGCGCGAAGCTCCCGCCCCGGAGCAGCCCGAACAAGAAGAGCAAATACCGGAGCCGGAGACGAAAGCCGCCGACCCGGATGACTCGCATATCCGTTTAACAATCGCCAAGGCTCAGCGCCTTTTGGCACAAAACAACATCAAGCAATGAGAAAATCGCACGAAATTGCTGCTGACCTGAACGCCCGCATGGCGAGCCTTCAGGCCGAGACCGATGCCGCGAAGCGCGAAGCCCTGGCGGCCGAGGTCGAGTCCCTCACCAATGAGCTGCGTGAGGCTCAGGTCGACGAGGCCGCCCAGCGTGCCCTCCTGAACCAGCGCCAGCTGTCCCCCGAGGAGAAGAAGGAACTCAAGCGCTTCTCCCTTACCAAGTTCCTCCGCGAGGCCGCCGCAGGCAACCTGACCGGCTTCGAGCAGGAGATGAACGAAGAGGCCCGCAAGGAACTCGCCGGCTCCGGTCGCTCCCTCGAGGGTGTGGGTATCCCCGCCATCCTCATGGGCGTGAACTTCGCCGACAAGCGTGGCAGCTACAACAACGCCACCGACTCCGGCTACGGCCCTGAGTTCAAGGCCATCACCGAGTGGTCCTACATCGAGGCCCTCAAGAACGCCATGGTCGGTGTCCGCGCCGGCGTCCGCTACATCCCCGGTATGCAGGGCAACGCCCGCATCGTGAAGGGTGGCGCCGCCTCCGCCAGCTGGCTGACCGAGGAGTCCGCCGCTTCCGTGACCCGTCTGGGCTACAGCGCGGTCGACATGACCCCGAAGCGTCTCCAGATCCTCGCCGGCTACACGATGGATCTGCTCAAGCAGAGCGCCCTCCCTGTCGAGCAGCTGATCTGGGACGAGCTCATCTCCGCCCACGCTCACAGCCTCGACGCCGCCATCTTCAACGGCTCTGGTTCCAGCGGCCAGCCCACGGGCATCCTCTCCGCCGCCAACATCAACAGCATCGCCATCGACACCAACGGTGGCCCGATGACCTGGGCGCTCCTGGTTGCCATGGAGTCCAAGGTCGGTGACGCCAACGGTCTGTTCGGCCGTCTCGCCTATGTCACCAACAGCAAGGTGGCCGGCGACCTCAAGACCATCGCCAAGGCCAACAACACCGCGGCCTTCCTGATGGAGGACGGCTTCGCCAACGGTTTCCCGGTGCTGGTGACCAACTCCATCCCGAGCAACCTGACCAAGGGCAGCGCCAGCGGCATCTGCTCCGCTATGATCTTCGGTAACTTCGAGGAGGTCCTTGTCCCGCAGTGGGGCGGTCTCGACTTCATTGTCGATCCGTACACCGCGAAGAACAAGGCTGTCGTCGAGGTCACCGCGATCGCGTACCACGATGTCTGCGTCCGCCGTCCCGAGGCGTTCTGCAAGATCGTCGACATCAAGACCGGCATCTAAACACCTGAGCCATGACGACACGAACCTGGGGCAATCTTTCGCCGACTCTCGCTGAGTTCAAGGCACACATCCGTATCACTACGACTGATATGGATCTGGATCTGACCGGTAAGCTCACCGCTGCCGTCAGGTCCGCCGAGCACTTCATCGGCCAGGTCATCGTGCCGTCTACGTTCAAGTACACAGGCCCCTTCGCTAAGACCATCACACTGGAAGACCCCGTCACGGCGGTTTCCAGTGTGATGGTCGACGGCGAGCCCATCCAGGAGGAGGACTGGTCCCTGACGGGGGACGTGCTGACTATCGACGCGGAAGGGTCCACCGTCGAGGTGAACTATTCCGCCGGCATGGCCGCCGTCGAGCCCGACATCAAGGCGGCTATCCTGCTCCATGCTGCTGCGCTCTTTGAGAATCCGGTGGACTCTGTGGAGACGCTGCCGAAGGCATCATCCCGTCTCCTGGCGCCCTATAGAACATGGGGGGTCCAGTGATGGCGGCAATTTTCAATCCAGGACAGTTAGATACTCTGATCACCGTGCTGTCGGTCACTCCGTCCCGCGGGACGCAGGGCCAGAAGAAGGTGACGACCTCGACCTACGGTCAGGTCTATGCCCATCTGGAACCGACGACCGACGAGATGATCGGTGATGACAACCTGGAGGCTCTCACCACGATGGCGGTCACGATCTACCGGATCCC